TTCTCCCAATGCTCTTACTTTTATTCCACTTCCATCAGCTATATTGTTACTTAGTTGTTGGCGAGGGTCCATATCGATGTTTTTAGATTTTGCAACGCTTTCTCTAAGTGCATCGGCTTTACCTTGTTCGTAAAAATGTTTAGCAATAGCATCAGAATTCATCGCTGTATATAGAGATTTATGATAACCCTTAGCATCGCTCATCACATTATTTTTGTCTAGAAACTTTCCAACAAAATTATTGATATCACTTTGGGTTTTTTTAACTCCATCTACATCATTAACATTAAATCTATATTTTTTATCACCGACGTTATATTCAAAACCTTTGAACTTGTCGTTAAAAACTTTATCAGTTTTATTTAAAAAAGTAGATGTATTTTTTTCTAATGTTTTTTTATCACTTTCTGACTTCTCGTTATATCTATTAAAGAAATCAATAGCTTTTTGTTGCTCACTAGTGAGTTTCGATCCGCTTTTAATATCTTCATAGTATTTGGATTTTACACTATCCAAGTGTTGCCTTGCTTGAGCAACTTGCTCCTTCATGGCTAATTTTTTTCTTTTAATATGTTTATCTTCATCAGCGTCTTCATCATAAGAAAATGTATCTTCCATAACAAAATCTATTTCCTCTTCTGATAAATGAGGTTTTGTAGATCTATAATACTCTTTTAATAAAGTATGATTATCTAATTCACTGTAATCCTGATTAAGTTTAACATAGTCATTTAAATCACCACCAGTTTCTTCCATAAAATCCATTAACTTTTGGATATTCTCTGGTAATGGTTTGCCGGTTTCTAAGTTTTCTTTAATAGCTTCACTTGCTTCTTCAGCTATTTCTTCAACTTGTTCTTCAACTTGTTCTTCAGTAACCTCTTCTAATACGGGCGTTTCTTCATTTTGAATGGTGTCCTCGTTTTCTTCGGTGTCCCGTACTTCTTCAACCACTTTTTCGCTACTTTTACTGTCTTCGGATTCTCCGACAATAGCATCGCTTGCATTTGTTTCTGATTCTTGAACGGCATCTGTTTCTGTTTTAGATGGTTTATTTAAATCAACCTTAGTCATAGTCTCTTCTTCAACTATAGGTTTCATCCTCATTTTTTCTTTAACCTTAGTAACATTACCTTTTGTTTCGTTACCATCTGGTTGTTTTTCTTTTTTTGCTTTTACTTTTAACGAGCCAGTTTCGTTGTCTACGACTGGCTTTTCTTTTTTCTTTGCCATAATATAATATAATAATAGTTAATAAATTTTTACATACCTAAACCAAACCCTCCATCTAATATATCATTACCTGAAGATTCAAAGTTTTTAGGTGGTTTTTGATTATTTCTTTGATCAATCATTTCACTTTGTTGTGTTGCTTGGATTTTTGTTCTTTCGTCTTTACGATCTTCTTTTTGAGTTTCTTTAGCTTTAATAGATTCAGTTTCCAATTGCTTTAGTTGCATTGCGTATTGAAACTCTAATTCCATTAATTGTTTTTTAAGTTCAGTCTCTTGTACCATTGATTGAGACTTCATTTGAGTTTTTGCTTGCTCAAGTTGTATTTGACTTTGTGATAAGGCTTGTTGTTTTTGAGCTTCAGATTGAGCAGCTGCTTGTTGAGCTTGAATATTAGCTTGTGATTGTGCTTGAATATTTTCTTGTTGCATTTTTTGATCTCTCTCCATTTTCTTCTTTCTCCTGATCTTCAATACTTGGTTTGCTAATTTTACACTTTTTATTTCTCTAATATCAATAGCATCTTCTAAGTCTATACTTTGTTGCTGTATTGCCATTTGAATATTATTTTCAAGCAATTGTTTTTCTTCTTCATCAGGAGCTAACTCTATAAATATACCAAAGTCATAAAGATGTAATTCACTTATCTCTTGTAAGGTTGCTACATTATGAATACCTATACCTCGTACAAAAGCATCTTTTGTTGGAGAATGTTCTAATACATCAGATATTCTTAGTGACAAACATTCAGCAATTGAAGCCGTTAAAAATAAACCAGATTGTAATATATGTCTTGTCGCTGTGTTTGAATTAGCTGCTGCTAATTTTTGAACACCCACTAAAGAGTATTTATCAGGAGTAGAACCATCTCTTGACTCGTTTAATCCGGTTACGTCTCTTATCATTTGTAGGTAATAATTATAATTACCTATAAGTGCTTGCATTTTATTACCAGCGCCTTGTCCTCCAGATATTTCTTGAATAGGTACTTTTCCAGGATTTTGATCCCCATCACCAGTAAATGATCTACCAATAACGGAACCAGTTTGGAAATACATGTTTAATGCTTCTTGCGGATTATAGTTAGTTCCATTGCCTAAATCAATTTCAGCTAAACCATCAGCATCTAAATAAACACCATCTGGAACCATTCTTGATAATACTTGCTGTAGTTTCAAATGAGTAAGCTGTATCATATCAGCAAAACCCGTTATTCTACTAACTAAACTTTCTATTTTACCATTATACATTCTAGGTGCAACAATAGCATAGTTCATTTTAACTTTAGTATAGTCACTTTTAGGCCGCATCATGTTTTTTGACATTTCCCACTTAAGTAATTTTTCTGTACCTAAAATCATAGCACCGTCATATAGGCACTCTATAGATCTAGAAACTCTATTGTAATCACCTTGCATAGTATCTGGTGGATTAAAAGAGTCGTCTTTTTCAATAAGTTTATCAGCACCAGAACTAGTTTGTTTAACTTTATAAACTTCATTCATGTACGTTTTATAATTGAAATATAAAATCTCTACAGTATTATTATCTAAGTCATTTCTATTGTATTGCCCTCTAGTTGTGGTTGTTTTATATGTTTTTTTACTAATTATATCTTTAAGATCTTCGTTTGTTAAATGAGGAAATTGTTTTACTAATTCATTAACAGGTATAGCTTTAACCTCTCCAACATAATAAATATCATCAAAATAAGGGGAATCAGTGTGTGAGTACACTAGATTAGCTGGATCAACATAATCTATAGTAACACCTTCAGAGGTGTTAAATGATGATTTAACAGCACCAATACCAATGGTAGCTAAATCATAATAAAAACGTCTTCTAATTAAATCATATTGATTTCCTTCTAACAAAACGTTTAATGCTTGCTCTTCGGCTAGTTCTACACCTTGCTTATAAGTTAACTGCATGTGTAATTTAAGTTCTTCTTCCGTTTCTGGCAACTCATCTGGATCACTACTATATAAATTTATATCAAAAGCTTGTTTTATGTAATCATTAAGTTCTTTACTCCGCATGTCTTTTAATATAGACTCCATGTACTTAGTACGCTTGCTAACTCCAAATGGATCTTGAGAATAGACTTTTATATCATAATTCCTTTGTGTCATTCCATTTACTAAAATATCCACAAACTTAGGTATAATTGGAACTGGCTTCCAGTCTAAATTTAAATAGGATAAATCACCGTTAATAGATAATTCATCCTTATATTTTTGTATAGACTGTTCACCTCTAGCGTACAATCTTAGATTATGAAAATTATTATGATTAGATCTATACCTATTAATATTAGTTTCCTCACCAAACCACTCATGTTCTATAGCTTTAGCTACTTTTAACCCATACTCATAGCTTACTTTTTCAATATCGCTTACAACTTGACTAGGAAAATTTTTACTGAATCCTGACATATTTATTATTCTATTAATTTTGAGAAATTACCTTTATTTTCGTACTTAGATATATTTATATTTAATGCTGGTTTTTCTATCTTAGCATTAGGTGCATATAAATGTCTATTATTAGCCATTATAGCTAAACCAGAACTTATTGATGCATCATGCTTTGTTCTTTTTGTTATATCAAATCTAGCCCAATCATTTAATAAGCTATTAAAATATAAATCTCCAAACGTACCATCTTGCTTCATGCCAACATGATCTTGTATATACATTTCAATAGCTGCTGCATGAGCTTGTTTTATATCTTCGCTAGAGTTAGGTATACCTCCAACTTCTTTTTCTGCTACCGACAGTTTGTTCCATATTTTGTCCGGTCTATTCATGCTAAAACCTCTATATCCTCTACGTCTTAAATAATAGAGTAATCTAGGTTTGTTATTTTCTGCAAGTATTGGCATACCATAAAATACTAATGCCATTAAAACATCTTCAAAAAACATTTCTGCCGTAGGTGGTCTTGATAGGTATTCTAAAAAGAAGCTATTTGCTGGAGCGTCCTCCATGCTGAATTTGGTTAATCCATGAAGAGCTCCTTTAGAACCCTCTCCATCTACGGTCCCCGATATATCATATGAGTCGCAACCAAAGGCCCCCATATGTTCATTACCAGGATATTTTATACCATTTTTAAGTACCACTTTGTTTTGTATTCCAGAAGGCGGAACCCAACTAACTTTAAATCTACCTTTTGGATCTGGATAAAATATAACTTGAGAATCTTTAATTCCACTTACCCATTGAAAATTACCTTGAGTAACGCCTAGTGTTCTAGACATTTCTTCATTGTAATCTATCTGTTCGTATATTTTAACTAAGTTAAATATACTGCCTTTTGCTTCATCACGAAAAGCGTGTTCTTTTGTTCTTGGAAACTGACGATAAAACTCGTTTAAAGCATCAGCATCTCCTTTTAAACCATCTACTTCGTTTTGCCAACTATCTATTACACCTAAATCTATTAATTCACCGTCTGGGGCAAGCACATCTGTGTCAGGAGTAGTGAATACTGGAACTCCATACTCATCAATAAATCCTTCGTAGTTCCATTCCATTGGGA